CACAGCGTTTAACGAAGACCTGTTCCATGTATGGGTAGACCTCGTTAGGCTACAGTGCTTAGGTGTATACATATTACCTGGGCCTGTGCGAGACGAAGACGTACCCACGTGGTTAGGGTTCTATCGCCCATCGTTAGCTGGGGGGCGCACACCCCTCGCATCTATAGCACGCACAGATAAGAAAGCAGCCAAGCCTGGTAACAAGGGATGGTTCTTAAAAAATATAAAAGGAATAGGTGGAACGATTGCGGCCCGATTACATAATCACTTCGGCTCTACTCGCAATGCTTTACTGGCTAAACCCGAAGAGTGGAGAGAACTAGGCGTCTCACAACGAGTTGTGGACAGCAAAGAGGAGGCATTAAAGTGACCAATGTGTACGCACACTACCCAAAGGGCCCGAAGTATACTGGTACAATACACCAGATAGACGATAAGCTGGTCTACATTAGACTCAACGTCAAGCGAGCCAAACATATGCTACAAATACCACCAGCGTGGTGTATTGATAAGGACATCGCTGACTTGTTGGACGAGCGTGGGGTGTCTGAGATATGCCTATTGACTGATGATGGCGTATACTCAACAGCCTTGGAAGACTTCTTCGCTCGTTCGTTCTCGCTAGACCGTGGGCACAATCCACAGTGGGCACTAGAACTCAAGCACTGGAGAAAGATGGAATGAGCTATTGGGATGACAAAGCTGTAGACCCTAAGAAGTACATGGTTAAGGTGAGTCCGTCGGAGCTGGCGACGTGGAACGACTGCCAACGCAAGTGGCACTACCGATACGACGCTCGTATTGAGCCCATTGACCAGAGCCGACCAGCACCGATGGCCTCGGGCCAAGCGGTACACTTCGTGGTCGAGACTATCTGTCGGGATTTTCCGAACGAAATACCAACTCAAGAAGACATGAAGTTAAGGGCACGTGACTGTTTAGAGCACGAGTTCGAGAACAACTACGAGCCCGAGAAACAGGTGGCTAAGTATCTACCTGGTGTGCTGCGCGCGTTAAACAAGATACCCAATTGGGTGTGGGAATCACACTGGTTCGTAGAGCGTGACATATCAGGCACGTTCGATGAGGTCGAGCTACATGGTAGGCCAGACATGTTTAGGTTGGTGGATGGGTTAGCCTCTGGCTACGAGGTAGACAGGGTGGAACTCATAGACGTGAAGACTACGCAGACGGAGCCCCTTGACTTTCTGCTTTGGTCACCACAACTACGGTACTACGCGGCTGTACTTCAACAGCAGTACCCCGATAGAGTTATATCGTATAAGTATCTGTGCCTACCAACCCAGGGCACAGGCCCAGCACCTCACTCACCAGCGTGGGTATTCACTCCCGCTATGTACGAAGCCACTTGCGCGGAGATAGCTGGAATGGGCCGCCGATTTAATCGCAGTAGGATGGAGCCTCGGTACTCACGAGCCTGTAGCTTCTGTGATTTCAACCCTATATGCAAGGGCATCATCACTGGCGCCGACCCTAATGGAATCATAAACGAGTTGTATATGGAGCGTAGACCGCATGACTAGATACAGTAGAGCCATGCTTATAGGCATGTTCTTGGCAGCAGCAGCAGACATTGCAATAGCGATAGGAGTATGGGTTTTAGTACTATGAATAATGATAATCTTGGATGTAAGTGTAAAGGTGGGTATACCGCGACGGACTACTGGCTATTCGGTCTAGCCTTTATGTTAGGCGTTGCGTGTAGCCTGGCAACTTTGAAAATATTTTTGTAGAGGAGACAGTATAATGGCAAAGACATTCCGTACGGAGCGTAGGTCGCATGACTAACCAAGAGAAGCGGGACAAGATAGCCTTTGAAGTACGAGCATTGAAAAGCATAGCCCCACCCAACCCGCGTTCAGACCAGATGTGGAGACTATGGGCAGGTGGGTTTATGTTTGGGTTGTTGGTTGCACTTGACCCAGACGAGAGAACATACCATCAAGTGCAGCGCATGATTAATATAGAGGAGCCGTTGCCACGATGGAGTTAAAGAGGGACGAAACAATGGGAAAGACATTCCGTGCGGAACTAGACGATATAATCAGAGAACAGCAAGATGAAATCTTACGGCTGTCCGATGAGAACCGCCATCTTAGAAGGGCATCCCAAGAACAAAGGCGCATCAACGGTGAGCTACGAGAAGAGAATAAGGGATTAACTAAAGAGTTGCGAGCGCTCGTTGCTGACTATTGACAACCAATTAGATTTGTGGTATAATAGATTTACTAAATTGAGAGGTGAGCTATGCTCTACCAACCAGCCACCTCTGGGCTACTATACGGCGGCCCAGGGTCTGGCAAAACAGCACTTGCCGTATCCTCATTCTACGACTGGCGGACTGGAACACCCGTTACAGAAAACGCCAAACTCGTAACCTTTGGCAGGGAGGACAACCCTGCCCTAGCTGTGCCTGAAAGCTACCGCCAGACGGAAAAAGGCACATCACTACGGTTCAGTTCGCCTAACCTTGACAGCATGGATTGGCTGAGTCGATTTGAGGCCGTGACTGAAATGCTTCTACACGAAGCAAGCAAGGGTAACTGCTTAGACGTACTCGTTGTCGATGGCATGAGTGAGTTTGACCTTCTGTTTGAAGAGGTGTTCAACGCCACCAATGCTGGTTCGGACGAGTTCAAAAAGTGGAACGCCCTGCTCAGTCAGATGTTTTCAATCATGATTCGGCTTGACCCTGTTGCACTTGGGTGTACTGTACTGGTCACAGCTCGTGTGATGGAGCGGAAAAAGGAACGTCGTAGTAGGATGTCTTCAATATCAGGTGACCCTGACTTCGTAGACTTCGATTACTACCCGTCCTTGCGTGGGTCGTTTAGACTCCACTTCCCCCACTACTTTAACTATGTGCTATACATGGAAACTCAGATGATGCGGGTCACTGAGGGACAATTTGAAGGCAAGTCATTGCCAGCGCACATACTAAACATGGTTCGCACGGGTGAGTTTTATGTTAAAAACCAGTGGGAGCACCAGTGGCTCCAGGCTGGGGAGGAGTTACAGATTATCAACCCGCACTTTCCAGATGTGCACAAGCGCATGGTAAACGCTATGAATTTAATAGGAGTAAGTTAACCACATGACTGACATTAAAGGATTTTACGACTACACAGAAGAAGAATTGCGCGGTGGTATCTCAAGTGGGGTATACCATCTTAAGGTAGTTGATGCCGAGGCTGACCATTGGGACGACGGTCGCCCCCGACTCAACGTCCGAACCGAGGTAGCCTCCGGCTCTAACGCTGGGGCCTACGGCCCTCGCCATACTTGGTCACTGGGGGAATACTCTGGTGTAACTGGCGACGGACGTGACTTCACTATCACCGAAGAGGACAACCGTAAGAAGCTCATACGCGACACTCGGTCTATCCTTGACGGTAAGAGCCCTGTCGTAACCAATCCCAGCATTTGGGACAAAAACCTTTTGGATGAGATAGCCCAGCAAATGGTGGGCGAATCATTCATCGGTGAGGTCAACGACGGGAAGAACGGCTATCAGAAGATTAGTAAACTCTACGCAATGTCTTCCCCTCCTAAAGGGTTCAAGGTTAGTAGCACTGAAGCTACCGCCTTCAGTGTCTAATTGCGAACCTATGAAGCGGCCCCTTCGGGGGCCGCTTTTAATTTTAAGGAGATAGTGTATGAAGCTACAAGATATAGGCGATATAATCGTAGGTGGCTTGGTGATTGAGGTTAACTCACCAACCGCCGACCTAATCAATAACGGACTGTTGGGGCATTACTTGCCTGCGCAACTAGAGATAGGTGTCAGGAACGACTTGCCTTTACAGCTACAAGCAAACGTGATAACCCACGAGGTCACACACGCAATAGCTAATGTGTATTGTGAAGGCCTGGGGTTGAACGAGGCTCAGGTTGCAGGACTGGCGCAAGGTTTCTACCAAGTGCTAACCGATAACCCTGACCTCGTAAAGTTTATGGTTATGCGAGAGTTTAATGAGGCATACACGCCTCTCGAGAAGCGAGATATGGACACCATCATGAATGGTCACGTAAAAAGCCCTGAGACTGTAGTCTTGGGTCATGAGTTCGACGACCACTAATGGAGATTACAGCACAGGTGCCACTACCAACAACCATTTTCCCTGGCAACACCGTACTTGGCGACGGGCCGATGCCATGCGACTGGATGTTCATAGGTGAGGCCCCTGGTGCAGTAGAAGACCAAGCTGGGCGGCCCTTTAGTGGGCCGTCCGGCAAGCTCTTCAACACATTGCTTGAGCGCTTTACTGAATTGCGGCGCCACTTTGTGTATGTTACCAACGTGTGCAAGCACAGGCCTCCCGACAACCGAACACCCAAGGTTGGTGAGATTAAACCTTACCTGCCATACCTATATGAAGAGATAAAAGAAGTCAACCCCAAAGTTGTTGTGACATTGGGCGGTACAGCAGCCAAAGTATTCGACGGTAAGTTTAAGATTACAGCCGAACACGGCATAGCCAGGTACGTGGAGATACCAGACGTGTGGTCAGGAATCCTAGTGCCGTGGTTCCACCCTGCTTTTGCCATCCGCAATGCCGATGCTCGCGTAGCCCTAGCCGAGGATGCTAGACGGTTACATGAGCAGATAGCCCGACTGGGTTTAGAGGAACCTCAGCCAGACTATAGCCTTGGTGACGAGCGTGAGATTGTATCTTACCTGCTTGGTAACTGGGGCACCTTTGGCCTTGACACTGAAACCACATCCCCGACTAGGGCTAATACATTCATGACAGACGAGGCCGACATGGTTGGTTACTCTGTCTCGATGGCGCCTCGAACAGGACAGTACGTACCCAGCGCACAGGTGGGGCACGGCATGGGGGCTATCCTTAGTTCCCCGTTATGGACTAAGGTGTGCCACAACGCCAAGTTCGAGTACAAAATATTTAAGAAGCAAGGAGTAGAATTACTAGGCTATGAAGATACCAAGCTGGCTGCTTACCTGTTGGGCGAAAGTCAAACCGGCCTTAAGGTGCTTACAAGGCAGCACTTGCACACAGACCCAATATTATATGCGGAAGTTACAAAAGGAAGGGACATGTCCGATTTGTCTCCGTCCGAAATATCAGAATATGCGGCATCAGACGCCGACCACACTCTGCGCCTGTGGTCGCTTTTTGAACCCCTATTAAGAGAGCAAGGGCTTTGGGCTATATACAATCAAATTGAGAAGCCCCTTATCCCAGTGCTCGCAGGCATGGAGCAGCGTGGTATGTTGGTTGACAACCGCCGATGCTTCAAGGTCTTCGAGGCCATGACTGAGGCTAAGGTAAAGGCTTTGCAGGAGATACAGTATGCTCTTAGGGCTGTTGGCGCTGACACTAATATTAATCTCAATTCTGGTGACCAAGTCGGTGCTCTCCTCGAAGAGCAGAAGGCCCCCATCACCAAGAGAACGGAGGGAAAGGGACGGCTGGTGGTAGATAGCACCGCCTTAGCTGAGTGTGAGGGGTGGTGGCCTGAGTTCATCACGCCGTTACTTGCCTATCGTAAGTACGAGAAGCTCAAGGTCTACGTTCAAAACTTTCTTAAGCTACGCGGGCCTGACGGTAGGCTGCACACCTCATTCAACCAGTCGGGGCATTGGGAAGAGGACGGGAGCAACCCGCTTTCTGCCCCCTCAACTGGCCGTATCTCATCGTCGGGCCCCAACCTACAGAACATACCGCATCACCGTGCTATGGTGGGCGGCACGGATTGGGGGGCGGAGATTCGTGGGTGCCTCATTCCTAAAGAAGGGCACTGGCTTATGTCGTGTGATATAGCACAGGAGGAGCCACGTATCGTAGCGGTGCTGGCTCAAGACCATACCCTGCTTGACGCCTTCGCTCAAGGCAAGGACATCTACAGGCCTGCGACTGAGGCACTATATCCCTACACCAGTGATGCAACATCCGATGCCGAGTTCAAACAAAACTATGAGCACCAGCGGTTCGTGGGTAAGACGTTCTTCCTAGCTTGGTACTACGGTGCAGGCGCCGGACGATTGAAGACGTTGGATAACAGCCTCACTAGCCCCGCTATCAAGCGTGGGCTTGCGCTGATGACTGAGGCCCACCCCGCCCGTGATGCGTATCTAAAGGAAACCAAACAACAGCTACGCAAGACGGGGGTTGTTGAGTCGTACTTCGGCAGAAAAAGGTGGATATACAAAGCGTGGTCACACGACCCACGTGAGTTCCAAGAGGCCTTGCGTGAGGGTGCGAACATGCGTGTGCAAGCAACCGCCGCTGACATACTTAAGATAGCATTGGTGTCTATCGACAACTCGTTACGTGAACACCACCTAGAAAGCAGGCTGGTGTCTACAGTACATGATGAGGTGGTACTAGAGGTAGCCAACGACGAGACACTTCGTGTTGCCTACCTTGTTAACCAAGCGTTCTCTGGCCTCTTGCCTGGCATGACGTTGCCCATCGAGGCATCACTGGGCAAAGACTGGGGGCACATGGAACTAATAGAGTGGGAGAAGCAATGGAGTACGTAGAAAAACATATCACATATAAGGTCATGCCCAATGAGACTATTACCCTCATGCCGATTGGCGACGCGCAAGTAGGGGTAGAGGCCGCTGACCTTAAACGGCTAAAGAATCATATAGAGTGGGGGTTCCACACAAAGCACGCCCTGTTCTTGGGGATGGGTGACTATGTGGACATGGCCTCGCCGTCCAATAGGCGTACCCTCAAGGCCGCTGGGTTATATGACACAGTGACCGAGGCGCTACAGGCTAAGGCCCAAGAGGATATTAAAACATTCCTAGAGAACACACTCTATACTAAGGGCGCGTGGCTAGGGATGCTACAGGGCCACCACTATATGGAAATGGCAGACGGTACTACGACTGACATGCACCTAGCTGAGGCGCTAAGGACTCAGTTCCTTGGGGACTCCGCATTGGTACGTATCGTGTTCGATAAGCATAAGGACGTTGACGGGCTGCCTGTCAAGGCTGACATATGGTGTCACCACGGACGTGGTGGGGGCGCCGCGGTGGCCGCGCCTATCAACTATCTTGAGAAGATAGCACGTGGCTTCGATGCCGACATCTACCTGATGGGGCACCAACACAAGAAGATTGCCGCGCCCATCGACGAGATATACTACTCACGTAGTGGGCGTATGTTACACCACACCAAGATGCTGGCCTGTACTGGTAGCTTCCTGAAAGGTTACTTAGCCAACTCAACGTCTGAGGGCAGGGCAGGCGGTACGTATGTAGAGAAGGGGATGATGACCCCCGTATCCCTCGGTGGCATAGTCATCGAGCTTGGCATAGTCAAGGAAGAATACGGGGACAGGTTAGACATTAACGTATCTCTTTAGTTGCCGACGCTAAGTACCTGCTCTGCTTTAGAGCCATCACGGTACACGGTAATACCCTTACACCCTAGCTTATACGCTAGTTTGTAGGCGCTCTCCACGTCCTCGACAGTAGCCGAGGCAGGGAAGTTGATGGTCTTAGACACGGCGTTGTCCGTGTGCTTCTGGGCCATAGCCTGTAGGCGTATATGCCACTCAGGTGATATGTCATGCGACGTACGGAATACGTTCTTGACCCACTGTGGCACATCCGTATGCGCTAGGGTGCCGGTCTCGGCCACCTGCTCCATCAGCTCAGTAGAGTAGAAGCCTTCCTTCTTAGCA